ATTGATTTTGAAAATGGAAGTCGTATTGTAAGTCAAACTACCACTGAAACAACTGGTCGAGGTATGAGTATTACGTTACTTTATTGTGACGAGTTTGCGTTCGTTAGGCCTACCATTGCAAAAGAATTTTGGACAAGTATTTCTCCTACATTAAGCACTGGTGGTAAAGCCATTATTACCAGCACCCCCAACAGCGATGAAGATCAATTTGCATTCATATGGAAACAGGCAAACAAAACAGTAGATGAATTTGGCAATCCCCGAACAGATGGATTGGGCGTAAATGGATTCAAAGGATATCAAGCCGCATGGTGGGAGCATCCCGACAGGGACGAACAGTGGAAAGCCGAAGAAATTGGACGCATTGGAGAAGAACGTTTTAGACGCGAACACGGTTGCGAGTTTTTGATCTATGACGAAACACTTATCAACAGCATTACACTATCGGAATTAGAAGGCCGGGATCCTATAGAGCTACAAGGACAAGTGCGTTGGTTTCAAAAGCCACAAAGAAATCGTACATATGTGCTAGGACTAGATCCCAGTCTTGGCACAGGAGGCGATTATGCTGCTATACAGGTATTTGAACTACCAACCATGATTCAAGTGGCAGAATGGCAACACAATCGCACACCAATACAACGACAGATAACTATTCTTAAAGAAATATGCGAGTACATATACGAAACTATTGGCACACAAAATGACATTTACTACAGTGTTGAAAACAATACGCTGGGCGAAGCTGCACTAATTGTAATCGCGGAATTTGGTGAGGAAAACATAAAAGGAACATTCTTGAGCCAACCTGTCAAGCCAGGACAAGCCAGAATATACAGAAAAGGATTTACTACTACAAACAAAAGCAAATTGGCAGTTTGTGCCAAGTTTAAAAATCTAATTGAAAATCGCAAACTAATTATTTGCAGCAAAAACTTGATCAGTGAGCTAAAAACATTTGTGGCCAGTGGAGTGGGATTTGCTGCCAAAATAGGCGAAACCGATGATCTAGTGTCCGCTACCCTACTTACACTTAGACTTATACAAGCACTACAAAGTTATGATGCTGATTTAGACGCAAAAATGCGCGATAACCAAGACGATTACATAGCACCAATGCCTTTTATAATGATTTAACGATAAATAATACATTATGCGTGAACTAGACAAAATAGCCTCTGATTTATTTGATAAAATACGTAGCAGATTTGAACCAGTAAAATTAGGGGATAAATCTGCCGATGACACTAAAAATCCCGAAGCTGCCCGATTTTTTAACTTTGATTACACAAGTCAAGATGGTCACAATTTTGGCAACATAACAATCAGCATTGTGGATGAGAAACATCTTAAAATTGTGTATGGGTCAAACATTACAGATGGGTTAGATGATTCACAACAAAAAGAATGGTCCCAATTTCTTAGAGGTATGCGAAAATTTGCTAGACGTAATGGTTTGATATTTGACAACAGGGATATAAACCGTAGTAATCTAGATATACGAGACCTTAGACAACAAGCTGGCACAGATGCAACATTAAACAAAGATGAATTGACTATTTCAGAAGGTCGTTTATATGGCATGGGCAATAACAAGCGTGTCAGCTTTGGTGATGTAGGCAAACACAAATTAATTATAAAACATCGTGATCAAATTGATCCCGACAAACACGGTGACAGAGCCAGACAAATAGAACATGTTTTTATTGAAACTCCTATAGGAGAAAGATTTCTATTAGATCATATAAATTTAGAAGGTGCTCGAGCTTTAGCAAGACACCTCAATGAGGGTGGTTCCATTGGCGATGAGGGCAGCATGTTTATCAATGGTATGGTACAAGAAATGGCCAGCATGCGACATTTTGTACGTGCCATGCGCAATAGAACATTTGAGGATACAGAAACTACCGGAATGGTAGAAGCTGCTATGCATAGATATAACGAAGTAAAAGAAAACCTCAAAAAATTTCAAAGCAGACGTGGTCAGGAACTTTTAACCAATATGTTAGATTACAATCAAGACATAGAAGAAACTGTTGATATTGATGAATTAAGAGAACGGTTTGTAAAAAAAATATACGATGATAGATTCAATGAGGCTTTACCGTATGTGTATAAGGCCTATCAAAACAGGAAACGTATGAATACTTCTGAAACAGCAGAATTTGAATCATGGGCTACTGGTGTAACAGAAGCCACTTGGGATTCGGACACAGACGACATGGACGAAAATAACCTTGCTAGATTATTTGAAAAACCAATCGCAGCAGGAATGGATGGTGTAGATGGTGTTGCAGCAATTTCTAACATACAAGACCTAAATTCAGAAGATCTACAAATATCTATTAAAAAATTATCTCAAGTTCAAGGTCCGGACGCAGATATCAGAAGCACTATAATTGGTTGGTTGATGTCCAATGGGGAACGAGCATTAGCACAAAGCCTACTTAGGATGATGCAACAGCAAAACACAAACACACAACCAACTCCACCTCAACCTACTCCTCAACCACAACCGGTTGGTGCCACAACAATGGACCAACCAGTGGTCAATGAAGATTTATCATTCTTACGTAAGTTAGCTGGTCTAAAACTCTAACATGGTAATTAAACCGGTAGATATGGAAAACCGTTTGTTTTCCATTGAGCATTTTTTACCAGACGAGTTAGCTGCTCTGATCCTAGATATCCCGTGGGATACGATTCCTTGGAAAAGAGGAGAACAACAGGAATCGTGGGCAAGACGCCAATTGGACTTTATGGATCATAAAGTAGTTCATCAATTTAATGATCGAGTATTATTAAATAAAATTCAAATCGAAAAAGAGCTTGGTATTAAATTTGATTATCATCCTTTCACAATGTGGTGGTATGATGAGCCAGGATTTACAGTAGCCACGCACACTGATGGTCATTTACCATCTAGTATGCAAATATACTGGAACGCAGATTCGGACATGTACGGAACAACATTTTTTGAATACAAGAATACAAATACAGTTAAACACCGTGTCACATGCCGCCCAAATTTTGGCTATTTAATGTTAAACGGACCCAACGATGACGGAAGTCAACCTTTGCAATGGCACGGTATGCTAACACCTGTTCAAAAATTTAGAGTCTCGAGTTATACAAATTTTGGCACTTATGTTTTTGAGTAAAATTTTAAAAAATTACTTGACTTGATAAATACACATGTTATATAATTGCACGGTGTAGTTGTATATCTAGGCACATTTAAAGACCATCTTAACATATAAAGGACAATTATCATGGCAACTTCATTAGCAGAAATTCGCGCAAAACTACAAGCGCAAGAAACACGTTCGCAAGGCGGACAATCACAAGGCGATAACGCCATCTATGCTCACTGGAACATTCCAGAAGGCTCAAGCAGCAAAATCCGATTCCTACCAGACGCTAACACACAAAACTCATTTTTCTGGGTTGAGCGACTAATGATTCGCTTGCCATTTGCAGGCATCAAAGGTCAGGCAGATTCAAAACCTGTTGTGGTTCAAGTACCATGCGTAGAAATGTACGGCGACGCTTGTCCTATTCTAGCAGAAGTTCGTACTTGGTTCAAAGACCCCGGACTGGAAGAAATGGGTCGTAAGTATTGGAAAAAGAAATCATACTTGTTCCAAGGTTTTGTAAGAGAAAATCCACTAGCGGACGACAAAACACCTGAGAATCCTATTCGTAGATTCGTTATTAGTCCCCAGATATTTAATTTAATCAAGGCTGCACTAATGGATCCAGAACTAGAAAGCATGCCTACAGATTACACCGCCGGGTTGGATTTTACTGTTACAAAAACCAGTAAAGGTGGTTATGCAGACTATTCTACAAGCAAGTGGAGTCGTAAAGAAACTGCACTAACAGCACAAGAACAAGGTGCCATTGACAGTTTTGGTCTTTACAACTTGGCAGACTTCTTGCCCAAGCGTCCGGGCGAAGTAGAACTAAAAGTTCTCAAAGAAATGTTTGAAGCGTCAGTAGATGGTCAAGCATACGATCCAGATCGGTGGAGTCAATACTACAAGCCCAGCGGCTTCCAAGGTCGTGGTGGTGATGATGTAGAGACTGCTGCACCTGCTCCAGCAGCCAAGGCAGCACCTGCCGCAGTTCAATCGGCTGCACCATTTGACGCAGATGAAGAAGATGACGCACCAGTAGCTACTGCTCCAGTACAGGCAGCAGCAACCAAACCTTCTAGTCAGCGAGCCGAGGACATCTTGGCCATGATTCGTAATCGTAGCAAATAATAATAAAATAAGGTGGGTAGAAATATCCACCTTTATTTTTTTATGCGTTTGATATGGGATAAAACCAAAGATTATCTTGACATAGATGTTGATAACATAGATGTTGCAAGTTATTGGGTAGAATCTTTGAACAAAACTAAAAAAAATCAGTTTCATGTGGCTTGTTCATCCTTTAGATCTGCAAGTGTAATATCAGTTCTACTAGATTGTCTTGAGCATTGTAATACCATTTTTGCCAAGTTAGGGTTAGACCCTCTAATGGATATCTCTGTGGATTTTACAAATCAAAACAATTTGAATATACTTCATGAACGTTGGGTTAAGATACAACAAAAACACAAGATTGTTGAACTTTTAGATAAAATATCTAATAAACAAATTGTGGAAAAGTTTCATAAAATAAATAGTCTCAAAATCTTGGAAGAAGTTCTTTTGATAAATGGATTCATTATGATTCAAATTTTAATGACACAGACACAAACAATTTTTCACATTTTGGTGCTCTAGTATATTTTAATTTAACAAGATCCTATACAATGCAGCCACCAATTGAATATGTTGAATATTGTAAAAAAAACAAGATTGAACCACACGGAAATGTTCTACCAATTGGCAATTTCAAAATAGATTTCTTTGATCTAACAGATATCTTTAAAAAAAATGTCAGAATCGAAAATAATAAAATATCTTTTGAAATTTAGGCCAACTGCTGAATGGATCATTGAACATTCAAAATTGCCTTATTTACAAATAGACTTAGATGTTCCTATCAATTTAATTTTTGATGAATGGAATAAAGTCAAACATTTAGCAGTGCCACATAGAGAAACTGACAATTATGGAGGCCTAAAAAATAAAGGATGGAAGTCATTGACTATCTACGGATTAGATAAACATAATACTAGTTCAATTGGTTCAAACATGCATTGGACAGATGTAGCTTTTGAATGTCCAAATACCATAGAATGGATTAAATCAAATTTTGTTGTAGATTCTGATACCGGAAGAATTAGATTTATGTTACTGGAACCAGGTGGTTATATTATTTTACACAAAGACAGAAGTGATAATCAATTATTTGAATTTAATATTGCAATTACTAATCCCGAACAATGTTTATTTAGATTTAAAGACTTCGGAAATGTCAATTTCGCGCCCGGTATATGTTGTATGATGAATACCAGTTATGAACATTTTGTGGTTAATTTATCAAATGAACCACGCCTACATATTATCGTTCATTCTACACTAAAGAACAATAATTTAATAGCTCAAAGTTATGCGAACCGCTATTATAATTAACAATATAGATAATTTGCCTTTATTGAGATTTACCCAGGCTAAACTTTTTTTTGATGCCAATAATAATGCAATTAATTTTGTTAGTGACTGTATAATTGTTAATACACTAGAACAAGCAATAGAGCAAGCTGCTTCATTACAAGCATCGGTTATTTTATACGTAGGTGATTTTCTAACAACAAATTTTAGAAACAAGCATGAACATAGTCAAGGCACTATTTTTACAGATTCGGACATAATAAAATTCAGTCCTGATACCTACATTGGATTGAAAAAGAGATGTCATTATCCACCAGGTAGCAAACAGCTTTATATAATTGAAAATTTTTTAAAAGTGTACTTACGTAGTAAAAATTTAGTTTATTTAGATAATACCGAACCAGTTAAAATAGACAAACTAACTTGCACTGTTGAACATTTGTATGGCTTAGCCAGTGGATGGAAAACTATGTCAATTGCCGATAAAATTGGATTTAATAATTTGAAATCAATTACTGTTTATGATAATAATCAAATTCAACTAAAACATGCTGAATGGATTCACAAAAATCCTTTGGTTAACGAATGTCCAAAATATAAAAATACTTGCGGCAATTATGACGTTACAAAAATTGATAAAAAGATGTGGTTGAATTGGAGTAAGTATCCTGTCAAGTTTAAACACATAAATTTATTTGACTTGCCTATATTTCCTAGCAATAGTTTAGTATGGGTGAGTAATGTATTTTGTTATGAACCCAATATATTTGATCTTGGATGGGAATTATGTAAAAATACATTAGCGCAGTTAAAAACATTTAATAAAGAGTCTGTATTCATTTAAGGAAAAAATTATGGCAACTAAACCTTTTGATGTATCAAAATTTCGTAAAAGTATTACAAAAAGTATTGACGGTATCTCAGTTGGATTCAACGACCCAACAGATTGGATTAGCACAAACAACTACGCTCTTAACTATCTTATTAGCGGGGACTTTAATAAGGGCATCCCGATGGGTAAAGTTACTGTATTTGCTGGTGAATCTGGCGCAGGTAAATCCTTTATCTGCTCTGGAAACCTCGTCAAGAATGCGCAAGAACAAGGCATATATGTTATTCTCATTGATACTGAGAACGCACTTGATGAAGCGTGGTTACATGCACTCGGTGTGGACACTAGTGAGAACAAACTTCTCAAACTCAATATGGCCATGATTGATGATGTTGCTAAAATGATTACAGAGTTTGTAAAAGAATACAAAACTCTACCCGAAGATCAAAGACCTAAAGTATTAATTGTATTAGACAGTTTGGGTATGTTGCTAACACCAACAGACGTCAATCAGTTCGAGGCTGGCGATTTGAAAGGTGACATGGGTCGTAAGCCTAAAGCACTAACAGCACTGGTTCGCAATTGTGTTAATATGTTTGGTAGTTTGAACATCGGCCTAGTAGCAACTAATCACACATACGCCAGTCAAGACATGTTTGATCCAGACGACAAAATTTCAGGCGGACAAGGCTTTATCTATGCAAGTTCGATTGTTGTTGCAATGAGAAAACTCAAACTCAAAGAAGATGAAGATGGCAACAAGATT